CCCTTACACCACCCACCGGCAGGTTCTGCCGGCTCTTCCTTCATTTCTAAAGAAAGGCGGGACAAAGACCAAGACTAAATCCAAGGTCCGAGATCGTACCACCAACGAACAGGTGTATTAGTAATAATACACCTGGTGCGGGCTCTTAGAGTTACGGAGTTTCCGTGACTCAAATCGACTGAAGGGGAAGACAACCTGGAGTATAAAAGTCCGGGATAGTCAACCTCTCGCTTTACAGCGATCCACGCGAATCGTCTAACAGAGTATCCTTCGATACAATGCCGAAGACGAATCGGGCACGCTTCATCCACGTTCGAAACGAAACCACCTTCCAGTGGTTCCGGCCGGACAGATAAAGCGTTATAAATCGCGGGAACGCGGAACCGAAGTTTCTTCGGGACAGCTTTCTGCAATTTATAAAACATGAAACGAAACCGCGAATCACAACCAAAACCACCTTTTGAGTGGAATGGGATGTGAGAACGCAGACGGATCGTGTTTGCAAAGTTGTAAACTTTTTGGATGGAGGTCAGTCTATCAATAAGATAGACTGGCTTACAGTCGACACCATTAAAGTAGTGTGATCCACAGCTTTCGCGAAAAGAGCCAGTATAAAAGCTCTTCTCTAGATTCACTGTGAATCCTAAAAAACTACAGAAATGATTAAAGAGCTCATAGCTGCCCGTGGGGACGATTACATCGTCACCATAGACAGAGATCTCCGTAACCGGAATGCCAAGGTAATCGCAACACACCGAGGCAGCGGCGTAGAAGATCAAAGACTCGAGTGGAAAGGTGAATCCGTTTCCCATTGAGGAAAACTTATTCCACCTAAACACACGAGACCCTATGTTGCCGTACTTGGATCGAGTGACATCCATAACCTCAAACCAATCAGGGGCATAAAGAAATAAGTCCCTGACGAGCTCAGAGGAAATACTGTCACTTGCAGAGGAAAAATCAACAGTGGCGTGACTTCCCGATATACTGGAAAGTCTAGCAAACTGCTGGTTGATCTCCTGCCGTTGTAAGTCGATTCCAAATCTTCCCAAACGTCGTTGGATCATCCGACCAATGCCGAGTTGAAACCAGAGATTAATCCCTGGCTCAATGGCAATGACACGGTCGATCTTACTAGATTTCGGGACGGTAACAACTGTATTCCCAACCTCGAAGTGCGGAAAACCTTTCCTTTCGAACAGGTTCTCAGCCCAACCGGGGTACGCAAGGGGCAACAAATCCCTTACTAGGGGGTACAGATCACGCGTTATTCCAGTTTCGAACTGGAACTTCTTAGCACCGAATGTCTCTTCACCTTTTACGGTGGTAGAAACACCCGGACCCCAAGAAGCCAAGTCAAACATCTCCTGAGGACTAAAAGGGCCAAGAACTTTCGCAATTTTTCGGCGCATTGCATGAAGCAATGAACCGTAGCAAGAGCTCTCTTGACTCGTGCCAGGAATAGTGTCAGTAAAAGACACAGTTCTAAAGCGCAAGTTAGTTTCCCTACACTGGAGTTCGAATTTCTCGAATTTATCCAGCGCCCTCTGCTGCTTATTAAAAGACGTCTTCAGAAAAGACGCCTTCGAAAGGAAGCAGGTGGCAAGGTAGGCATCCCTAAACGTCTCATTTGAGAAATGAGATGGATTACACTCAAGT